CCTGTGACTTTGACTCAATAGCACTGTTCCTGAACGCGATAGCCATGTTTTCAAGAGTCCAATACTCTTCATCATCGAAGAGCAGTTTACTCCATCCAAGGCCACCACCATACAGAGATACCGGCACACTGGTTTTCTCACCTGACATTTTGTAAATCTTGGCCTTCTCACCGATTTCCACCTTACTGAATGCAAGGCCATCTTCAACGTCGAGAATGTCAAAACTGGCACGGTTTGAACCACGCATGTCGATCATATTGAAAACTTGCTCATACGCGGTGTCATAGTACGCCAGTTGCTGGTATTTGGCCAGCACCTCCACGACCGAGGCCGGGAAATCGTTTGCGGAAGTGGCGAAAGCCTGCGCAGACAAAGCACTCATCAGCTTAATATCCTGCGACTTATCACCAGTTCTCGCACCCTGGAAAGCCTGTGCAACCTTTTTGACAGCTGGGTGTAACGGTGCCCTCATATAAGACGTGAGAGCATGTGCCATCTGGATGCGACTTGCGCGGTTGTTAATGTTAACCAACCCGTAGTCGGCAATTACTTGACCTTTGTATCTTGGCATGAGCTACTCACCTCCTTAAGCGACGATACCGAGACAACCCATAAGATGTATCAAGACCTCTTCGGCTCCGACAGCGGGAGCCTCGACAACAATACCACAGAGGGTATTGCCGGCAGCGACTTCATTCACTTCGGAATCACCAACGTCATAATACACCTTGGATCCTACAGTATAGGAACCGGATGTCACGATTGCACACGGAACTACAATTTTGGCGGCCTGGTAAACAAGTACACCGTCATCGCCCGAATCAGTATCTTCCACAACTACCCCAACCGTGTCGTTTAGCGCGAGTAAATCGCCAGACGTACGGTCAGCGGCAGCAGTGAACTGAAAAGACGCATATGGGTCTTCACTTGTTGAGCACCGCAACTTGAAGTCAGATCCTCCAAGAGCCATCATAAAACTCCTTGTGTGCTGTTAATAGTAAGGCCACACACATACAGCAAAGGTACCATCGATTGCACCTTACCCTGCCGGGATTAAAGGATTGTTTTTGGGGTCCAAAAGGGACTCATCAATAGCCGCGGCATCATCATCAGGTGGGCGCTCGCTCTTGGTGTCAGTGTTGACAGTGTCCTGTTGCTGTTGCTGCGTAGTGCTATCCTCGGTCTTTTCTTCGATCCCAAAGACATCCTTCGCAATAACCGCATACTGCTTCTGCTGATCATCAATGAACGTATTCAACTCACCCTTGACGGCTACGGCATCCTCACCCGTCGGTGAAAAGCTGTCAAGATTTGCCTTGATGAACTTCGATTGCTTTTCAGGCAACTTCCGTTCAATCGACAGCGCGTCAAACAGCGGGGTAACGTGGGACTTCATGTTATCCATCTTGAGGGTTTTAACCTCAGCAGCATGAGTCTCACCGAGTGTCGTGAACGATTCCTTCAACTTGTCCAGTTCACCCTGTACCCGCGTGTTCTGATTCCACAGATTATTCTTCTCCGTCTTGACGTGCTCAATGACTGCGGTATCCGCAATCAACGCCTCAGGACCGAACAAATCTGATGGTTTCAGATTCAGCTCTTGTGCAAACGCTTTTACTTCTGCTTGTGTCGCCATTGTTTTAACTCCTGTGTCTGCGAAAGCCTGTGCTTTGGCGAAAGCCTGCACGGTTCCGAGGATGGTTGCACCGGGAAATCCAGGTTGATCAAGACTTGAATTGCTTAAAGCTATCCCAGTGATCCGGTTGATACCGGTCGGCCATGCTTGTACATCATCATGGTCGAATGACATTTCTGCCTCGAATGAGGCTATATCTAAATTCTTGTCGCGGTGGTCCGGGAAGATGTGAACTGCCGCTAAAGTGTTTAGAACTCCGCTAAGTTTTCTTGTGGTACGCCCGATAATTTCACCAATCTGTTCACGCCCGTCAGTGGCATTGTTTGGTGACGTGTGCTGGTTGAACACAGGCGTACCAATATGCATCTTGTCCCGTATCCATTCAACAGCCGCCTGTGCCCACTGCAATGTCTTATCCCCGAATCCCGGGAAATGGATATTGCTTTCACCCTCGTGACCAATGGAGTAGACCTTTATGGTCGGGTGTGGGTCAAGCTGTTTTGCCCTTGCCATCGCCTTCGGATCCAGAAACTCCTCGATCTCCGGCATTGACATTGCTTGCGCTGTTGCTCTCAAGTAACTTGGCATTCTTCTGCTTCTCCACTATTCCTGCTTTTATACGAACAATCTCATCATCGATTTCAATGTCCCCAGACAGCTGCCCGAGGAATGTCTGCAGTGATATGGTATTCGCCAGATACATCGGCAGCCACACGTTCGCTATCTCTTCCATCTTGCCAGCGGATACAAATGGCATACGGGCACTTACTGCATTGGGGTCAAGGTTGCTAAAGAAGATGGCATTGTACTGCCCTATGGCCTTCTTGAATACTTCCTCATAGGCGCTGATCCAAGTGGTGCGTTCCTTATTGGTAGCAAGGACAATGAGCTCTATCAAGCTCTCGGCGGTGTCCCTGTTTGATAGGAGCTCGGGGTAACCGAAGAAGTGGACCGGGATGCCGGTAGTGCCCGACAGCGTCTTTACCAGTACCTCAATCTCTTCCTTGATGGTGGTATATCCTTCACCGTGCCACCCAACCAGCTCAAACTTACCATTATGCAGCACTATTGTCTTGCCGACTTTCCAGTTCTTACCGTCAATGTAATCTACAACGCGCTTCATTTCCTCCCTGTCATCTACACTGATAACCGGTGTCGGTGACGCATGAATCTTGTTTATCTCACGCCAATCCCACAGTGCCTTGTCCAGATTCTGGGCATGCCCTATGCAGAACGCCATTTTTGAAGGGGTTTCATCTTGGTAAGGGTTGCCGCCGAATCCACGGTATACAAACTTGGGTGCATCGAGGTCGAACTTGGGGCCTGTGCTAGTATACTCAGCACGTATAGCATTGTAGGGGTTATTTTTAGCTTTGTGAATCTTGTAATTGTACCGGCGCCACGGAACGAATTCAAGTTGGATGTTGTTGTCCCGCTTTCCGTCCCAGTTGATGGCTGGGGCAAACTTGAACAGTACACGGCCTTCGATTTCCACTTCCTTCGCGTACTCCTGTGGCATTTCTATATCAAGATTATTCAGCTCCATGAAGTTCCGAATGAAGTCCAATTCACGGGTGGCATCGCCGGTGAAGTTCTCATTCTTCACAACCTGTAGACCTTGACCAGTGCTGAATGCAGCCCTGATATCGATTACATTCTTCGCAATCATATTACCCCAAGGGGCTCTATTGCGATACATCTGGTCAATCTTGTTTACTTGTTTGGTATATGTAGTGTAGGGTAATCCGGTGTAATAATTGGTAGCATCTGAATCGTCGTCAGTATTGGTGGTTATATCGTGAGAACCTTGTGCCAATATAGCAACTTGTGCCCGTAGACCTTGGACAACCTGCTCTCCGTGACGCTTATCCCTGCAGTTCTGGAAATACAGTTCCCGGTTCTGTTTGCTTATAACACCCGCAATAACTTCTACAGCTTTCATAGTCCACCCTTATGTTGTAGTCGCTGGGTGAACGATAACAACATGTGGTGGGCTTGTCAACACATTTCTTAGATTGGGTGTAAAAAAACCTACCTGCGCCTGTATACATTGCTCTTCGGGAAGGCTACCCCAGCAGTCTGAATAGTCTTTATCATAGCCATAGCAAAGTACCTCGTATCATCCATGGCATGATTGTACTTATCGCGGGGTTTCTCATTCTTGACTATGTATGTGGTAACTTCCCTGAGCCAGTTGGTACATATCCTATTGATGAACATCAGTGGTGCGCCAAGAACCGGTGCCAGTGCTGACTTCACGACCTCGATGCCAGCGTCAATACTCTTCTTGTCACTGAGGATGGTTTCCACATTCCAAGTAAACGCATCATCCCACTCCTGTATCAGGTCCGCTCGGGAGTTATCCGGAATAAACCATTTGATCAGTTTCCACCATGGAGCCGTCTTTGCCAGTTTAATAAGCTGCTGGTTGGTAGCCGACTGCTTCTTGGATGTCAGGTACAGTTCAGTGACTCGTACCCATGCATCATCCCCAAACTTCTCAGGTGCCTTCTGCCACACCCCTATGGAGAACGGGTCAACACCACCCCAGTCAACGCTGATGGCTACAGGCTTGTTCATGTCCAGTGGCACATTGACCACATGTATCTTCTCATCAAATTCACGTTCATATATGCCATCGCCGCGACCAACCTTCAGGCACAGGTAATCTCGTGACAGGGCACTGACAGACATCTTGTGCAACTTCTTCACGAAGTCATCGATTTGGTAATACCCATCAGCTTCCTTCATAACGTCCGGGCCCGGGCAGTACGGTCCAAGGTGGCATGTGGAACAAGAATAATCCACACATCGCTCCATGATTTCCCAGACGCAGAACTTGAATACGGTATCCCCACCTATCTCTGCTTGGGCAATAGCTTCATCCATCTGGCCCTGTACTTGGTGATTGGTACTGAACATGCCGGTGACAGATGGGTGTCCATTCATAGACTGCGGTATCGGCAACGCATCCTCAAAGATGATGGGGTCAATCTCATCCACCTCATCCAATTTCAGGGAAACGGTATGTGGACCACGTACAGACTTGGAGCTTGCGGGCAGAATGGATACAGAGCTCTTATTGACCCAGTCAGCAGACGTCTTGTGCAGGCCGTCTACCAACATCTCATTTTCAAACTCTTGACCTACTAGGGAAAAGAATTCAGACAGGGCCGTGTATGACAACGCGGACTGACCCTCGCTACCGCCCAGTATCTTGGTAGAGTAGCCGGGGAACCTGCAGGACTTGTAGAAAGTATCCAGACCGCCAAAGATATACGTCTTGCTCCCGGATCGGCAACCCCAGATAACATAATCACCGACCCAGCCGAGCAGCAAGTTACACAAAATCTCGAAGATTGACGAGTGTTCCGGGTTTCCGCAATTCACTTTCGATCCCACTACTGGCTTCCCCAGCGCTGCCAAGAACTCCGCTACCTCCAGTGGGTTCCTCAGCCCCGGCTCCGTCAGATACTTCCTCAAAATCTGCTTCCGATACACGTCTCTCAGATCCATTATCTCTTGTGGGGATGCTTGCTGGTACACCTTGTCCAGGTTTGAGGAATCCAATACTTGCCTCCTTATTCATGCCACCTTCAACCAATACCTTTACCAAATCAACGAGCTTGTCCTGTGTTTTGCCCTTGTCGCCACCACCTACCCGGGTCAGCTTGTAGTAGGTGTCTACGGACTCCCGGTACGACTTCACCAGTGCATTGAACTCTGACAGCTTAGTAACCTTGAACTTCAGATTGCCGTCCTGGTCAGTCTTCAGTGCCTCTTGCAGTATATTGTACTGGGACTCAATGAGTGTCCGCAGTGACGCCTCCATCTCACTCTCGTTGGGCTTCTTCACGATGAATGACGGTGGGACTGAGGTAATCCCAGTCCCTACACCGTCCCTGTTCGCAGCCAACACCCGTTCATTCCAGTGATAATACTTCCTCCACCGGGAAACGGTAGCAGGATCCCGCCCGATCTTCCGGGCTACGGCATTGGCAGACCTGCTTGCACCCATATTCAGGTACACTTCATACCCCTGCAACTGCTCAACTGTTTCAGGCTGAACCGCCATGGTCAATCCTTCGGCGGCGTGAACCGCACACTGTAATCTGATTTCACTTCTGACATCCTAGTTGCGTCTTTCTCAGCATCAGCAATCACTGCGGTGGGAACACCACGCTCCGCCAAGCCCAACTTGAATGCTTTCTTGTCCAAGGTTTTACGTGGGGTATTAGCTGCCACTGTTACTGCCCCTATCACACCATCTTCAACAGTCTTGTCATCCAATAGCGTGAACAGTGTTATGCACTCATCATTTGCCTCATCTATGATAGCCTGAGCATCCGCTTGGTGCATCTTCGCCTTCCAGATGCGCGACATGGCATCATGTATCGCGGTTCTGGTTTCTTGATCCTGAATGTCCCCTAAAAGCATGTTTAATCTCCTCCGTTCTACTGCTTTGAGTTGCCACTTTGCGGACTCTCCGCTCCTTAATTGATTTCACATCCGTAGAGGTCAGAAAGAGTGTACCTGTCAAATTACCTTCCCGTGACCTCACATGCACATCCATTGTGCCATCCTCATTCTCAATAACTGTGCCAGTACCGAGGGCATGAATGCTGAATGGTCCAATACTTAGTTTCACTTGTCCTCCTTGTGTTTTACGTTACCTGCATACTACACCCGTGGGGGATACTACAATGGCAAACTAGCTGCCAGGGGTTTCACATCTATTGTCGTGCTCAGTGTCAGGTCAAACTGTCCACTCTTGGTTGCCTTGAACTGCACATAGAACTTACCAGACTCGCTGACGTCAAGAGCCCCGTATGTCCATGTAAACTGACCTGTTGACCCGGTACCAACCAGTACCAGTGTCCCATCAATTGCCCGTGCTGTGGTACCATCATCTGTACTCTTCATAACTCCTGTGATTGTACACCCTGTCAGATTCCAAACAGTTTCATCCGGATCCTTCCACGTAATCGTCATAGGAGTACGACGCGCCCCTATTACTGCATTTCCAAGTGCCATATCATCCTCCTTTGAGTGTCCCTGTTATGTGCTGCCCTTTTACATTTGCTGTAATTGTCTGCCCAGTGACGTTTGCCGTAATGTGTTGCCCGTATACGGTAAGTCCTGTGAGTGTAAACACGGTATCGATTGCCATTGTTCCCAATCTTGGTGTTTTCTCTCCAGCATAATTCTGCTCAGAGGCTGTAATCGCCATGTTGTCCCCTCTTATTCAGGTATGTCAAAATTCAATTGGATCGGATTGATCGTGATGGTGTTGCCGTTGGCGACTGTATTGACCCCAAAGTTCTCTGCAGCATACACCTTGGATGATGTGTTGCCTACAATCAGCCAACCATACACGGTAAGAGCGCCAGTAATGGTATACACGACACCTGTACCGGTATTGTACACAGATACGACCGGATCAGCATTGGTAGACGCCACCCATGTAGCCTTTGCCAACGTGACCGCTGCACCACCAGCTGTGGTAATGAGAGTAAAGTCACCCAATACCGAAGCATCCGCCACGGTAATATCGTCACTGAATAACCGTAATGACAGTATTTCTGGTGTGGCATTCATCTTCACTACTGCGTCTGCCGTTACCCT